AGTTGGGTGCCGATTCTTTTCGAAGCTTCAGCTTAGCTCTGGGCACTGAGCTGTGGGCTTTTTTGCTACAGAAAGCATAGGACCTCGAACACTTCTCCGGGGGCGCGCTAGGTCAGCTTCTGAGTCCGCAGTCCTCAGTACCTAAAGTAAACACTTTCCTCTGCAGCTCTCTGCAGCTCTGCAGATGTCAGATTGAATAAGGATTTACGGACCGGTTCGGTCTAGGATTGTCATCATCGGCATAGATGCTTGGTTCACTGGCATGGTAGTCCAGTGTGATCATGCCACTATCTCTGAGGTATCGGAGTGCCTGACTCAAAGCGTCTACGTAATCATCGTGCCGCCCTAGTGGAAAACTGCATACCTCAGACACGAAAGGTTGTATCCAAGTCCTTGGCTGCCCCGGTATCTCACTGCTTTCCGGTAGGTACATCAACCCCTTCTCGATCATGGGAGCCACGATGTTCAGGCGTGTTGCTTTGTCTGCCGACCCTGGATTGTAGCCTCGAATCGGTATTCGTGTTTGTTGTAGGTCCTGTATCAGTGCTATACCACTAGACTTATTCTCAATCAGAATCATGTCTACCTTCTTGCCAGACCCAAACTCGTCCGGATTGCCATACACCTCGGTGTACTCGTCCTGTAACTTAGCCCTTAGATCCGGATACAGTAAGTGCTCAGACCAACAGTCAATCAGCATGACACGGTTACCAGAATCCGGCCCTGGCCTGAAGATGCCTAGAACTACACACGCAGTGGGGTCGTTCACGGTCTTATCAGAGGTAGCTACGTCATAGGATTGTATGACATAGCTAAACTCAGGAAAGGGTTTCTCAGAGTCATAGAGCTTGAACCAACTCCGTTTGACCAGACCACTCTCTTCAGGATTCAGTATCTCAGCGTGTATTTCTTGCCTGCCGATCTCGGTGCCTTCGTACTGGAGAATCTGATTCTGAAAGGTAGGAGCAAGGTTATGCATGTTCGAGTAGGTGCTTGCAGTGGTGACGTGCACGTCTTCACCATCACGGTCATACAGCTCTACGATCTTAGGAACCGGTTTTGGAGTAGTGGTACAAACCATTCGTGGCTTCTTACCGAGCCGCAAACTAAACTGAATCATGTCCCAAGCATCATCAAGATAGTCATAAGCGGCAAGCTCATCAGCCCAGACATGGTGCCATTGAGGGCCGCGAAAGCGAGATGGCTCAGATGCGGCAATACCTTTGATTAAAGAACCATTCTTTAAAGTCAGTTCGTGCAGAGAAATGCCGTAGTTCTCGATGATCTCGGGAGGGCAAACGTTCAGAAGGCCGGATTCTCCACCAAAGCACACGTCACGAATGTCGCCACTGGTCGGAGCAGTGACTAGAATGCGGACCTTAGGAGTTGACCATGCAGTCCACCAGACCCACTCTGCTGCTAACCTAGTCTTTCCGGCTCCACGGCCAGCCAGTAGTAGCCAGATCGCCCAGTCAGTTGGTGGCTCGATCTGATGAGGAAGAGCTACAGTCATCCACTTAAGCCGAGCTTTGAAAGCTGCTCGCCATTCAGGCGACATCTTCGATAACTCGGCATCGTGTTTGGTAATTCGTTTTGATATTAGTTTGAGCTGCTCATCAGTCAAAGGCATAGCAGTATTGTAACATCCTGGCAAAGGGTGTTATGATTCGTGTACATGGATCCTAGCTCGAACGTCTCGGTTTCGTTTGACCCGTCTGAAATCGAGGCGATACTCAATCAGTCTGCACAGAAGACTTCGCCATTGCAAACAGTAGTTCCACAGCAAGCTTCACAGCAACAACCCGAAGTAGCAGCACAACTAGCTCCTCAGCCTCAGGTATCACCTTTTGGGTCGCTCAGCACACTTGCAAGTAATGCATTGGATCTAGGTAAAGGGGTTGCCTCAGTGCTTGACAATACAGTCGGTGGCGTCCTTCCTTACTTTGCAAAGCAAGCGACGTACGCAGGCAGTCGAGCATTTGGGCAGTCTCCTGAAGAAGCAGAGCAGACTTCAAACCAAGCAGCCGGCTACTTTAATCAGCCTTTCGGTAGTGCACTAGGCATTACCAATGACCCTGCTTATAGGAATGAGGCAACATCGCAACTGATGGACTATGTTGGTCAGAACATCGGTCAAGGATCACAATGGATCTCCAATCAGACTGGACTACCAGTTCAAGATGTAGAGAACATGATGAACACCATGCTAGGTGCATCAGGCGAGTTTGCTGGTCCAGCTGCTAAAGCTGCAGGTAGAGGCGCTAAAGCAGTTGCTCAAGAAGCTGCAAACAGAGCATTCATGGGTGAGTCATTAATGCCCAAACAGATGCAAGGCTTTCTGCCAGAAGTACAAGCACTAGGTATCATTCAAGGTGAAAAATCAAAGTTGTGGAACCCTGAATCTGCTGCTAAGTATGAAGCATCTGAAACTACAGACCCTCGTCAAGCATACTTAGAATCAGGTACATATCGCTGGTATGACAACAAGCTACGACAAATGCTATCTGACAAAGATGCAAAAGTGAATTTTAAGTTAGGTGATGTTAATAGAGACGATCTGACGCTTAAAGATGTTTATGAGCATCCTACAGTGTACAAAGCATATCCTCATTTAGCTGATGTGCCTGTAAAGTTTATGACTCTTCCTGAGAGATATGAAGGAGGATATTTACCAAGCACAAATGAAATTCTAATCAATACAAATCATGCAACGCCAAACAAAATAGAAGCATTACTACCCCATGAGATTGATCATGCTATTCAGCACCATGAAGGAATGCAAACAGGCACATCAGAAAAAGCATTCCCAACTGCCAATGAAATTTTTATAGCTCAGCATCTTGAAGATTTGATGTCAAGTGCTGACATCAATGCTCAAAAAGCTGCCGCATTCTTTGAAAAACAATATGGTATTAAGCCTTCTGCAGCAGCAATTCAGTATGCAAATAGTGGTCAAGCGCATATTATGCATTCTTCATCTCCATTTACACGATATCGGCATGCTGCAGGTGAAGTAGAAGCAGACTTAAGCACTTATCTTCGCAATAAGTCACAAGAAGAGCTGAATAAGATATACCCATATGATGTTATTCCTGACATTCATACAGAAGGAAAAATCAATCCGTCGCAGATTATTGTTAGAAGAGGCAATGATGCTAAAGGCAATCCTATCTTTGAGCCTGCATCAGGAAAACGTACTCCTACATTACAAGAAATGAGAGCAGCACTTGCTAAGCAGCAAGAAATTAATTTATCAGCTACTGATCCAAGAGCTGGATTTAAAGAGTTGGCAAATCAAGCCAAGGCAGATTTAGAAAAAGCTAAAGCTAATGAGCCTCGCACTCTAGAACAGAGAATGAAAGATCAGAAAGAGCTCGAAGATCTGAAAAAGCCATCTGTTGATGAGATGAAAGCAGCTCTGACACTGAACAATCCAGACATTAACTGGTCAGTCAAAGAAAAAGGTGGCAACTGGCCTGAGTCATGGCTAGATCGCAACATGGAAAGACTAAAGAAAAACATTCCTGAGTTTGACACATCAAAACCCTACACACAAGATCAAGCAAACTACATACGCAATCGTTTTCCCGGTATTGAAGATGCATATGCCATGGACTTTAATAAAACAAAGCAGCATGGCATGCACTATGGAAAAGACTTTTGGCCATGGATGGAGCAAAACTTTCCTAATGAGCTAAAAGAGCTAACAACCAAAGCCACAACAGATCATGCATTGAATAACTGGGTTGATAACAGACTAAAGCCTTATCTTAGAAATGAGCTGGCAACGCCTGGTGATTCAGTCAGAAAACTTGCAGATGAGCACGGTATTAGCCACATTAAAGACTTAGAAAATACACATCCTGGGCCAATGTCTAAGTTTGCTTTAGAAGAAGCCAGAGAGAAAAATAAAATGCCGCTTGAAGGGCATGCTACAACTCCTGCTGGTAGAATGTGGGAAGATTTAGCAGATAGTAGTGTGCACCCAATGCCTGCTAAAGAGTTTATTGGTGATTATCTTGCAACTTCTATGCGGCACCCTGACTTATTGTCAGCTGCAGAAAAAGACCCCAATGCAAAAATTAATCAGCTAGGTAGTGACTTCGACACAAGACTTGGTCTTGATCATTTAATGGATGAGCTTCGTGGCTCACTTACAGGAAACGTGCCTCAGCATTTAGCACTAACTCCTAAGACATTAGAGCGTATGACAATGGCCGATGCAGTCCGCCATGTTGCCAAGGTCAATGACTATCGTGAAAAGCAGATGGCAAAGACTGCAGCGGAAGACATGAAAGACTTTCCGCATGTCAAAAAATACAATGACGGCCATAAATGGCATGAGCTAAAACTACCTGAGCACCAAGAAGGTGTACTGCCTGAAGGATATAAGATTGTTCAGAGAGATGAATTTGACACGCCTAAATATGATATAGAAATTCCTAGACCTGGAAAGCATCAAGCAAAACATTTGTTTAATCATGATCCTATGGACTCACATGAAGAAGCACTTTCTAAAGGTCCTGCACAAGTTGCATATCAAAAACTTGAAGCTGCTCTTCAAAATGAAGGTGACATGATGGGCCACTGTGTAGGTTGTTATACAGATGATGTAGCAAGTGGGCATACCAAGATCTTTACATTACGCGATAAATCAAATAAGCCTCATGCAACTGTTGAGATGAGTGTGGTTGCACCGCGCTATGAAGATTTACCGTCAAGTCTTAAATATCAACTTGCAGAAGACCAAGACAAATGGATTAAAGCCAACCCTACTGTTATGCTAAGTCAGTTTAAAGGTAAAGGCAATAAGCCAATTATTGAAAAATATCGTGAGCAATCGCTTGACTTACTAAACAATCCTGAAAATGTACATAAAATTCATGGCATTACTGATGAAGGTAGACATGACTTATTAGGCGCTGGCATTATCGATCTTCAAGATACTCAAAGCGTATTACATCATTTGACACCTGCAAAGATAGGCGGATGGGGAAATAGTGTAGAACGATTTAATAAAATTCTTGAAAATCACCCAAATACAAATCGATTTATTAGTGTCGATGACTTTAATAAGCTATTTGAAAACCAAAAGCCAGAAGGCCACAAAAAAGGCGGCAAGATCGTTAAAATGAACACCGGCGGTGTTACACCTGCATCTGATATTCCGCCAACGCCTGAAAAAAGAAACCCAAATACAACAGACTATGTAAAACCAAAGACAGTTGACCCTGGTTTTAGAGAAATCTTTGAAAGAGTAAGAAACACACCAAAGCCATCTGGCGGTGTAGGTTATGTACCCGGTACTACAAACCCGTTTAATCCAGATAGCCCTTTAAACCGCAAACGCGGTGGTCATGTTAATATCGACCAAATGAAACTAGAACTCGCAATGAGGAAATAATATGCCGGAAATGCCAATTCCCCAAGACTACAATCGTTTTATTAAAGGCGAAGAAGGGTCAAACCCTGATACTGATGATAATGAGTCTGTTTATGAGATTCTTGAAGATATTGAAGCATCTGCTGATAATATAGAAGAACTTCCGGATGGCAGTGCAATTATTCGGTTCGATGACTTAAGAGGACCGGAGGAATCTCCTGATTTCTATGAAAATCTAGCCGATTCTGGGTCTGTTGATTCATGGGATCTTGATACTATTGCTTTAAAGTACTTAGATTTAATAGAAAAAGATAAACAAGCTCGTGAAGACAGAGATAAGCAGTATGAAGACGGACTTAGAAGAACTGGATTGGGGCATGATGCTCCTGGCGGCGCTCAATTCATGGGAGCCTCAAAAGTCGTCCACCCGGTCATGGCGGAAGCATGCGTTGACTTTGCAGCCAGAGCAATTAAAGAGCTTTTCCCAGCAGATGGTCCGGTCAGGACAAAAATCATCGGTGAAGCCACGAAAGAAAAGCAAGAAAGAGCAAATCGCAAACGCGATTTCATGAATTGGCAGTTAACCGAGCAAATTGAAGAATATCGTGATGAAGAAGAGCAAATGCTCACACAACTTCCTCTCGGTGGTAGTCAGTACCTTAAGATGTGGTACGACGAAAGCAAGAAACGCCCTTGCACTGAATTTGTTCCTATTGATAATGTGTATTTACCTTTTGCGGCTGGTAATTTTTACACTGCCGGTCGAGTTACTGAAGTTCAAGACATTACACAAGAAGAATATGACCTTCGTGTTAAGAACGGACTGTATACTGACTTAGATGTGTATAGAGCTCCTATGGAGCCTAATGAAAGTAAGTCACAAAAAGCAAATGACAAGATCGAAGGTAGATCACAAAAACATGATAACGTAGATGGTGTCAGACGTGTTTATCACATCTTCACATGGTTAGAACTTGAAGAAGATAAATTTACAAAAGGTGATCGTGCTCCATATATCCTCATGATTGATGAGAATGAAAGAGCAGTGGTCGGTCTTTACAGAAACTGGGAGGACGGCGATGATTCATTCACTAAACTTGACTGGCTCATTGAGTTTAAGTTCATTCCTTGGCGTGGCGCCTATGCTATTGGTCTTCCTCATCTCATTGGTGGTCTTTCTGCTGCTCTTACTGGCGCATTGCGTGCTTTATTGGATTCTGCACACATTAATACAGCGCCTACCATGCTCAAGCTTAAAGGAGCAAAAATCAGTGGGCAAACCACAGTAATTGAGCCTACACAAGTATCTGAAATTGAGGGAGCTCCCGGTGTTGATGATGTTCGTAAAATTGCAATGCCTGTTCCTTTTAACCCTCCTAGTCCTGTACTTTTTGAACTTCTTGGTTGGTTGACAAATGCTGCTAAAGGTGTAGTGACTACATCGGAAGAAAAAGTAGCTGATATTACATCAAATGCTCCTGTCGGAACGACACAAGCTTTGATAGAACAAGGAGCTGCTGTATTTAGTTCCATTCATAGTAGACTGCATGATTCACAGCGTCGAGTCTTTAGAGTCTTGACTCGTTTAAATAGATGGTATTTAGATGAACAAAGAAAGAGTGAAGTTGTAGCTGATTTAGAAGTGACACAAGATGACTTTATTACTAACTCTGATGTGATACCAGTCAGTGACCCACACATTTTTGCCGAATCACAACGCTATGCTCAAATCCAAACACTTTCTCAACGTGCTGCGGCTAACCCTGATCTGTATAATCGTTTGGAAGTTGAAAAACGTATTCTTAAACAGATAAAACTGCCTGATATTAATGGTGTTCTACCTGATCCGCATGAAGTGGAAGACATGAATCCTGCATTAGAAAATGTAGCAATGACATTAGGAAAACCTGTTGGTGCATTCCCTGATCAAGATCATTTGGCTCATATGTTATCGCACTTACAATATGATCAAGACCCAATTTTCGGTTCTAATCCAATAGTTGCCCCTGTCTTTAAGCCAGCTTTGCTAGAGCATTTAAAGCAGCATTTAACACTATGGTATTTAAAACAAACACAAGCCTATACATCAGATGCATTAGGTGAACCGTTTGACATCTTTAAAGTACAACCACATATTGTTGAAGCTCAGAAGTTGGTTGCAGGTGCTCTTGGTCATGTGCATCAAGACTCTAAACAAATGCTTGCAGAAGTTGGTCAGGCAATTGCACAAATTGTACAAACTGTTCAACAAATTCGTCAAAGTCAAGTTCAGATTGATCCTACTGTTCAGGCTGAAATGCAGGCAATGCAACAAACTGCTAAAATGCAAACTGATCAGAAAGCACAAGAAGCACAGCTTAAAGCGCAACTTGAACAAGCTAAACTTGTACAACATAGTCAGTTAACACAGCAACAAATGGCACAGAACATGGAAAAAGATCGAGCCAAGCTTCAGTCATCATTTGTTGAAAATACACAGAATAATTTAGTCAATAAAGAGATTAAATTTGCAGAAATGGACATTGACAGCCGTAAGGTTGAAGCTGAAATGGCAAGAACTGTTCAAGAAGCACAGCAGAAGTACCAACACCAACCGAAGGAGAGTTAGAATGTCTGAAGCAATTAATATGCATAAGCGCATCGCCATGGGTGGCGAAAGTGAAGCAAACCACTTAAAAAAAGGTGGAAAAGTAAAGAAGTATGCTAAAGGTGGTAAGGTTTATCCTGAGTCACATCAGCCTGACAACATGCTAATTGGTGCATACCCTGAAAAAGGTATTGCTAATTTGCCTGCAAAAGGAAATAAGCCAAAACTGACCAAGCCAGTTCCTCATTCAGTTGCAACACTGAAAAAAGGTGGTCATGTAGCACACAAGCCTCTAAAGAAAGCAGCAGGTAGAGGGCGCTAATGAACTTTGTTAGCTCCTTTATAACGCTAATTGAACAACGTAAATTAGAAGTTGCTCAAGCCATGGTAGATGGCAATGTAGTCAACTTTGAAACTTATCAGCGTTTAGTTGGTCAACACCAAGGATTGGAAGAATCTTTGAATATTTTAAATAACCTATTAGAGGAGCAAAATCGAGATGTCGAACATTGACATTGAGCAAACGCTTGCAGAAGCGTTTCCTGTTGTCGACCCACTTATGGCGCCGTACGGTGCTCGTGTTCTTATTCAATTAAGAGCGGTCAAAGAGAAGGTCACATCAGCTGGTATCTACATTCCAGAAGACACAAAAGAAACGGAGAAGTGGAACACAATGATCGGTAAAGTCATTGCACTAGGCCCTTTGGCGTTTAAAAATCGTGAAACTATGCAACCATGGGCAGAAGGTGTCTGGGCTGCTGTTGGCGATTTTGTGCGTGTTCCTAAATGGGGTGGAGATAGATGGGAAATTGATTTTAATGATGACAAAGGTACACAAGGAAGAGCATTATTTACTTTCTTTAATGACCATGAACTCATTGGTAAAGTCACCGGCGATCCACGTGAAATTAAAGCATTCATCTAAGTTTTGAAAGGAAAACTGTTATGAATTCAACTGAAAAAGCAGATATGCAAGTAGAAGAGTCGCAAGACGGGGGTGCTATTGTAGCTTTACCTGAAGGCGAAATTAGTCCACAGCATGAAGAAGCACAAGAAGAATCAGTTCAAGCAAGTGAAAACTCACAAGAAGACGGTGAGCCAACTACACAAACTGAACAAGAAACTGATGCAGATGAAGAAGAATTACGTCAAGTCCGTCGTGAAGAGCGAAGAAGACTTAAACGTAAAATGCATCAATCAAAAGCCAAAGAATCAGTTCATCTGATTTCGGCACTTAAAAAGCAGAATCAAGAATTAGCAGAACGATTAGCCGCGGTTGAAAAGAAGACCTCAGGCGCAGAATTAGCTAGAATCGATAAAGCAATCGAGGACTCTGGCGTTCAAGTCGAATATGCTAAGATGAAGATGCGTGAGGCTGTAGGTCAATCTGACGGTGACGGAGTGGCAAAAGCAGAAGAAATGCTATATGAAGCCCGTCGTAAATTAGAATCATTACAAAGTATTAAGAATAATGCTACTAAACAGATTAATCAACAGAAGCCTAATATTCAAGTTCCTGATCCTCAAGTACAACGTTTAGCAGCAGACTGGATGGAAGACAACCCATGGTATGACCCTAACGGTCGAAATGAAGAGTCTCAGATTGCCCAGATGATTGATAAGCGGCTGACTGATGAAGGATTTGACCCAACAACAGAAGATTATTGGGAAGAACTCGACGGACGGCTCAAAAAATATTTACCTGAGAAATATAATATGAGCTATAATAAGCCCAATAATTCCACACAAAGACCGCGATCTGTCATGACTAGTTCGGGAAGAGAAACAACGGCAACAACGAAAGCGAATGAGTTTCGCTTAAGTCCCGACCGTGTGGCTGCGATTAAAGAAGCAGGCGCATGGGATAATCCTGAAGCCCGTAAGCGAATGATTAGTAAATTCGCTGAATGGGATCGTCAAAACAAGAATAGAGGTTAATTATGGATAACAGATTAAAGAAAAACTTAAGCACTGGTAGAACAGATAGACATCATGATTCAGTTCGTGCAGCTGCAGAAGATTCATTAGCATCATCACAGGAACGTCGTAGAATGTTCCGCTCGGAATTTACGCAAGAGTCACTTCCGACCCCGCCAGAAATTCCTGGCTTTCATCCATGCTGGTTATCAACAACAAACCAGTACGATCCCATTCACAAACGCATGCGCTTAGGTTATGTGCCAGTGAAAGCCGAGGAAGTACCCGGCTTTGAAAACTATCGAGTCAAATCAGGCGAGCATGAAGGTTTTGTAGCAGTTAACGAAATGTTGCTCTTTAAGCTTCCTAATGACATTTATCAAGAGATGATGTCAGAACTCCATCACTATGCACCGATGGATGAGCAAGAGAAGATTAAAGTGCAACAAGATCAACTACTCAATGCAAAAGACAGTGACGGGAAACGTATTGGCCAAATTGAAGGTGACGGCATGAAATTCGACCAAACAAGAGATGTACCCCTCTTTTAAGGAGTTTTTATGTCAGCAACGTCAGCTCCGTTTGGTTTGCGTCCTGCATTCTTCCCAACAGGTTTGGAAAGAGCACAGGTCCTTGCCAACGGTATCCCATCAGGATATAACTCAAATATCCTGAAAGGACAACCTGTGTCTTATGGTCAATCCGCGAATAGCGGCACCACTGGTCAGATTGTTCCTACTCAAGCCCCAGCTAGCAACGCGTCAACAACTTTATCAGCACAATACACTGTAACTGGTTCATTCCAAGGTGTAGAGTTTACTGATACTACAGGTCGTCGCCGTGTGTCCAATTATTGGCCAGCTGGTACTACAACTTTTGCTAATTCAACCACCAATGCGTATTTCTATAACGACCTCAACATCGTTTATGAAATCCAAGCTGATGGTTCAATGGCTCAGACTAGTATCGGTAATGAGTATTTGTTCACAAATATCACTGCTGGTTCTACAGTAACAGGCTTATCGCAAGCTACTCTTGGTGCTTCTACCGCAGTTGGTAACGGTAACCAAGGTCAAATGCGTGTTGTTGATCTATGCCAAAACGTAGACAACGCATGGGGTGACGCGTACACAATCGTACGTGTTCAATTATCTGGAACTCAATGGTACGGTGCTTACACCGCTACTGTTTAATATAGGAGACTGACAAATGGCAGCCCCGATGAGAAGTACGGACTTCCGTTCGATAGTTGAACCTATTTTGAACGAGTCCTTTGATGGTGTGTATGACCAACGTGCTGACGAATGGAGCACTGTATTCCGTGAGCAAGCTGGTATTCCACGTAACTACCACGAAGAACCAGTGTTGTATGGTTTTGGTGCAGCTCCTCAGTTACCTGACGGCAGCCCTGTAACCTATCAACAAGGTGGTGTTCTGTTCTTACAACGCTATGTCTACCAAGTATTTGGATTGGCATTTGCTTTGACCAAAGTA